GGCGGAACATCTCCTGCTTGACGGCTGCCTCACTGACGATGACGCCGTACTTTTTCATCACTTCGCCGGAGCCGGTGAGGGCCGCATGGAGATCACGCAGCACGTCGCCGTCGGCCATGTTGTTGAACGATGCCAGGTCAATCGACAGCGTGGTCAACTGCTTCGACATCTCTGCGGCGGCACCGGGTTCGAACCCGAGCGGCACAAAAAGGTCCTGCGTGTTGCCCAGGAACTGCACGATCTGGCGTTCGGACCGGCCGACCTGCTCGGCGAACGCATCGCCCCACTGCCGGACGGCCCGGGCGTTGTTGCCGAAGACCTGGTCGAACTTGCTGAGCGATTCCTCCATGTCCGACGCCGCTTTGATGGCCGCGCCGAAGCCGGCCAGTGCGGCACCGCCGACAGCGATGAGCTTCGTGCCGATCGCATCGACCGACTGGCCGAAGCCGGCGAGCTTGCGGCGGGCGTTTTTCAGCCCCCGTTGGAACTTCGCATCGCGCGTCGACAGTTCGACGAAGGCCCCGCCGGCTCGAATGTTACGGCTGCTGGACATACATCACCTCACGCTGTTTTTCCAGAGGGCCGGGAAGTTGTCGGCCTCGGCCTCCACAGCCGGACCCATGAAGGGGCGGGGCCGATACCGGGCGGGCCGGCCGCCACGGCGAGCACGGCCGCCGAACTCCAGCAGGCCGGGAATAGTCTTGGAAGACTGGGTGTTATTGAGGGAGCTGAAGCTGACGGGGCCGACGACCACCGATCCGGTCTGGAGCGAGTAGCCGAAGAAGATCAGCCGTTTCAGCGAGCCCTCGTGGCTGGACGGGGGCTGGCCCGGCTTGCTGACACCCTTGCGTTTTCGGATCGAAGACTTCGCGCGACGGCGAACGAAAGCTCCGGCTTTGGAGAGGGTGCGACGCTCGGCCTGGTCGACCGCATCCATCAGCGGGGCCGCGTTAAAGAACGTGATTGCTCGGATGTCAATGAATCCGCTCATTTCTTCGACCCTCCGAAAACCTCGCGCAAGAGCTGAAGGTCTTTCTCGTCGGCCACGCGTTTCGAACGCCGACGACGATTGCCGGCGTACGGGTTCAGCTCCTCGGGGCTGACCAGCCGGCCCTTCTTGGGGTCGCGGTTTACGTTGAGGAGCGTGGCCACGATGGCACTGGTCTGGCTCCACAGCAGTTGGTCGTCGTGTTCGACGCGGCCCTCGGCCATCCACACCAACTGACGCAGGGTGAACGGGTCCGGATCAACGCCGACTACGCCGGCTGTCCGCCAGATGACGCGCCACCATCGATCAACGTCTTCAGCTCGGCATCCAGGTCGATCCGGTCGATCTCCTGCTCGGCCAGGTCCATCGCCGACGCTTCGGCCTGCTTCAGCTTGGTCATCAGCTTTTGCAGGATCGCGCGACGGCGGCCGGGGAAAAAACCGATCATCTCCTCCAGGAGTGCATCGGTTGCCTGCTCGATCGCATCGCCGGCCATGGCCTCGCCGAACTGGACGTCGGTGACGTTCTGGGCTTCACACTGGGGCTGGCAGAGGACGTACAGGACATCGACCAGCAGGATGGGATCGCTGGACAGCCGCTCCAGCAGCGGACCGTCGGCCACGTCGAGCAGGTCCACGTCCAGCAGGTCACGGACACGACGCAGCGATGCGGCATTGATCGCCAGTTGCCATTCGCGTCCGGCGTTGTCCTTGAACGTTTTCATTTTTTGCTCTCTCCTTTTCTATGGAAAAAGTGGGCGGGGGATCGGGACATACCCCCGCCCACACAAGGGGGGTTAGGGTTACGCCACCTGGTACCACTGCGTCTGACTGGACGGCTTGAGCGTCACCGACACGGTGACCGCCTCTTCGAGCGCTTCGGACCGGGTGAAGCTGGTCACAGTGAAGTTGGAGGCCGGCCCTTCGGCACCGGTGTCGTCGTTGGCCCCGGTCAGGGCGACGACGCCGATCTCGGTGCTGTTGAGCCAGGCATCGCGGATCGCGGCGAAGTTGGAGTCGCCGGGCTTCCACAGCATCTCGAACTCCAGGGAGCCATCCTTGAGTGTGGCCGCCGTCGCTCGCCATCCGTTGTTGGCGCGAGTGGTGATGTCCGCCTCGCCGGTTTCGAGGTTGATGGTCAGGTCTTTGATGTTTGAGAGTTCGGTGAGTGCTGCGCCGGTCACATCGGTCGGGGTGTTGCCGGCAAAGGGGGCGTCAGCGAGGTACGCTTTCGCGTTCATTCCGAGCAGGAAACTTTCCATGGTTCTTTCTCCGTTGTTTACCGCGTGGTGCGGAATTTGAGGTTGATCACGCTTGTGAACTGGTTCATTCGCTGCATGTGTTCCGGGAGGAACACAGGGTCATGTTTGATGTTGACCACGGCCACCGTGCAGCCGTCGACCTGGAAGGCCCGGCCCTCGAAGTGGCGGCCGATCTCGTCGACCAGCTGCATGAGCTGATCCGACTCGGCCAGGTCATCGGGGTCGACCTTTTGCTGGACGCCGATCTGCACCATGTAATCTCGCTGGTGGGTCGACCGGCTGTTGCGTTCGGACTCCTGGCCGGCCGGAACCACCGTGACATGCAGGTCGGACATCTCCCGCAGGTCGAACACCGGCTGGTACGCGCGGGCGGCGGTCAGCTCGATCGAGAACGACTGAGCGTTGAGGTCGGACACGACGGCATCGGCGATGGGGATCAGCATGGTGCGACCCCCGAGATGACCGCTTTGACCAGCAGGACGCCCGCTGAGAACAACGCCGAGATCGAGCAGCCCAGGACGATCCAGATCAGCTTCGACGCCGAGTCGCGCCAACGCTCCAGCAGGGCGACCCGGGTTTTGATGCCGGGGGTGCCGTTGCCATTGAGAGATGACTCGATGCGAGACACCACCGCCTTGATTTCGATGATGTCTTCGCGGAGGGTCTGGAGATCACTCATCGACCACCTCCGTCGCCACGTGGGCGGTGTGGATTCGGATGGTGGAGTGTGACGGATCACTGAAACGCCAGTCCGGTTCGGAGCCGCCGGGACCCATGACTTCGTAGACGAGGACATTGCTGCCGTGGGTCTCGCGGATGCGATCACCCCGGTCCGGCTCGAACGGCAGGTCGGCCGCGGCGACCAGGTACTCCCGCCGGGGGACACGCTGGGTGACGCCGTAGTCGTCGACCACCTCAAGGCGCAGATCGCTGACCACGGCGACCAGCGGGATGCGCTGGCCGTCGCGGTCGTACTCGACGGCGACACCGGCGACCTGTCGGATCGCGGCGAGGCCGTCGGCGAGTGCTTGCTGGAATGGGCTGGTCGTCATTTTGCTCTTCCGTCAAAGCCGGCTCACCCCGTTAAGAGTGAGCCGGCGGGCCAGGTTGGCCAGCCCCCGACTGAGCGGGGACGGGAAAGGAGAGATCAGCTCAGGATCGCCTCGGTGCTGGCGATCGCGTCGGTGGTCACGATCGGGATGCCGTCCACGTCGGTCGGCCGCGGGGCCGGGGCACCGGTGGCGTTGGTCGCGGTCCGCGACTGACGCAGCTGCTTCAGCGACCGCCGGTTCATGACGATGAGGTTCGGCTGCCGGCTGGCCGGGAACAGCGAGAGGGCCTCGTAAATGAGGTCGTCGGTGAGGCCCTTGCCGGATTCCTCGGTCAGATTGACGATGCGACCGACGCTGTGCGCGCTGCCGACCTGCAGACCGAGCCATCCGGAGATGTCCGTGTAGAGCCCCGTGTATTGCTTGCCGTCGGCGTCGGATAGCCGCTGCTCGACCGTCTCACCCATCACGATCTGGCCTTCCTGGCCGGCGATCGCGGTGCAGTCCACGCCGTCAGCGTTGGTGCGGACGAGGTACACCGAGCTGCCGGTGTCGGCGGCCGAACCTTCGGCGTTGAGGGTCATCGCGCTGGCCAGGCCGAGGGCATCGGCGAGGCCGGTGAAGCCGTCGGCGTCACCGCCGGTGCCGTTGAGGAACTGCTTCTCGGCGGCGAAGAACGCGGCCTTGAGGTGGCGCTTGCCTTCCCGGGCGACGAAGGCATCGGAACCGCGCTTGTACGCGATGGCCAGGGCCTTATCGACCGCGAACGAGGCGTCGATGATCTTCAGGTCGACGGACACGAGCGTGTCGGTCGACTTGCTGTTTTCACGGCCGGCGTTGGGGCTGCGGAAGCCGACCACGGGAGCACCGGTTTCCTTCGTGTACTCGTGTTTCGTGCCGTTCGACGACTCGTCGGCGGCCAGGGCGGCCATGAACGGAGCGTCATCGAGCAGGTCGGTCACCTCGATGTCGGCCAGGTTCTGGTCGTTGATTTTGAGAAGATCGGTCAGGGTTTGGTAGCTGTCAGCCATCTTTCAATTTCCTCTTTTGGTGTGTTGCTTGTTTGTTGGTTGGTTGGGGGGGCGTTACCGCTTTTGGGCGGCGAAGGTGACGAGGCCGGTCAGGCCCTTCGGCTTGGCGGCGTCGTCGGCGCTGCGGAACTGCACCGGCTCATCGACGCCGCGATCGGCACGCTGGGCCAGCTTGGTTTCCAGTTCCTGGATGCGGCTCTGCTGGAACTGCATATGTTCGCGCAGGGCCTGTTCGAAGCTCATGCCTTTCGCGAAATACACAGCACCTTGCCGTTCACCGAAAGTATCCATGAATTGCTTGCCGGGGATGTCACCCTCGGACAGTTCCGTCTCGGTCTCGGTCTCGGCCTGCTCAGCTTCGTCCGGTTCGACAGCCGGCTGCGACTGTTCGGTCGCGTCGGCCTCTTCGGTCGGCTGGGCGTCTTCGGCTTCGACGGCCTGGTTGGCCTCGGCCTCGGTGGAAAGCTGCTCCGTCTCGACGGCCTCGGCGGCCTCCACGGTTTGTTCGTCGGTCATGTCTTTCTCCTGGGTTTGCGTTTGTGAAAGGACAGTCACGGCGACTTCACCGGACTGCGCGAACTGGCTGGAAGTGTTTTGATCCGCGCCGTAAGGGCATACGGCGACGCCGCGGAGGGGCCACTCGCGGATGATGGCGGCCGGCCCTTCAAGCTGGTACCCGTTGACCTGGGCGACCTGGCCTTCGGATAGCTCTTCGATTTTGATGCCGCCTCCACCGAAGTTGATGCTGGCCTCGTAGGGTACACCTTTGCTGGACTTGTGGATGATCTCGGTCGCGCGATCGTCGTCACCGTAGGGGACGAGTGCACCGCTGCAGACCAGGTCACCCGACTCGCTCTCGAACTTGTTCAGGTACCCGATGATCTGGTCGTGATCGTGGCAATAATCGATCGGCAAGCGATGCTTGTGAAGTTTCATGCCGGCGAGGTCGTGCACGACTCGCCCCCAGTACCAATGTTCGATGGGCTTGCCGCTGCGGGCGACCATCTTGATGGGTGCGGTCTTCGCGCCGTCGCCGTTGTCGCCGAGGGCGAACTCGCCGACTGTCAGGTGGAAGGCGGCGGCCGGGATGTTGCGTTTTTCGGTCATTGCTTTTCCTCGTCGGGCAGGTCGGGGTCGTGGATCGGGCCGACGTCGGGCAGGGCCGCCGCGATCCCACGCTCCCGCAGGTAGCTGTTTTCGATCGCGATCTGGTCGGCAATCTCGAACCAGTCTTTGCCGCGCGACTTGGCGATTTCTTGTCGCGATCGCAGGCCGGCCTCGACCATGGCGATGTCCGCCTTAGCTTCTTTGAGGGGGTCGACCCATGGGATGCCGGCGGGAATCCACTCCCATCGCAGGTCGCCGATCCGCATGCCGGCCGGGAGGGCTAGGTCGCCGTCGTCGATCCACAGGCCAAGCCGCCACGCAGTGATGCGGTTCAAGAGCTGCTGAACGTCGGCCCTCTTGCAGGCTGCTGACTGCTCGTACTGCAATAGTGCCTGGCGGGCACCGGAGTAATTGGTGAAGCTTTCGTTGTAGAAGCTATATGGGATGTCGAGGGCTTTGAGGCCGGCCCCCACCATTCGCTGCATGAAATCCGCGAACTCGGTCGACGGCGTGCGGGACTCCAGGAATTCCGCGTCGTCGCCCGGGTCGAGGTCCAGCACCTGCGGGCCGCCACGGAAGTTGAACTGGTAGGGCTCAGCCGCCTGATCAAACTCTGCGCCGTTGGGGCTTTCCGGGGCCCCATCGACGGGGTCCTCGGCCTGGCGGTTGAATTTGAGACCGAAGAGCTGGGACACCTTCATTTTTGCCAGGGCGTACTCGGCCGACTCATACACGTCGGCGAAGGTGTTTAGCGCCGACGCCAGTGGGCTGATGCCTCGGACCTGATCGAACCGGTCGAAGAAACCGTGGTGGAGGATGAACTGGGCCGGGACGATGGAGCGAAGCTCGAAGCCGGCACCGTCGCGGTCACAGATCGCATACGCGACGGCCCGGCCCGAGGGGGTCACGCGGATGCCGTGCGTCCACTGCGAAGGATCGAAGTTTTGCGGTGTGTTTTTGGTCGGCGTCTGGACGCGGTCGCCTTCGATCGCCTGGAGACGGCCATCGGACATCTGCACGAGCATCACATCGCCGTCAACGGTTCGCCGTTCTTCGGCCAGGCGGATCAGGCGGGGGAGCGAGTGGCGGCCGGCGACGTCACAGTTTTGCGGCCGCGAGTACCAGTTCATCAACGACTCGATGCGGTCGTCGAGATCGCGGTTGCCGGTTCGGCACTGGAAACTGAAAGTGGAAACGTAATCGAGATGCTTCCGAATCGCCCAGGCCGCGATGGAAAAGTTTCGTTGCAGGTCGCGGGTGGTGGCGACCAGCTTGCGACGTTTGGACGGGGGGAG